CGAGGTTATTAAAATGCCGGGCGACCTTATGGAGTTGAAACAATGGTTTGAGTACATGAAAAGTATTTGCCGCCCGTTGGTATTCGTCGAAAAGGTGCAATTGCGCCCGGATGATATAACCGACAATCCCGGTAAGGCGTTCCGGGTTCAAAAACTGTTATCCGAGTTCGAGAAACTGAAAACGATAATTGCCATGCGCGACGTACCGTTTGTTTTGGTACACCCCCAAAAATGGCAAAATGAATTGAAATTGCGGGTTAAGGGAGAGGAAAAGCCGGAGCGCAAAAAGCGATACCAACGAGCCGCCGCCGATTATTACCCCGATGTTAAGGCGACGTTGTGGAACGCCGACGCCCTTATGATAATGCACTTTGGACGGTACATTTTGCACAACAACCCCCGTTGGGTTTTGGAAAATTTGCCCCAACAAATGCACAACCGTTTATTTTAAGCCCGTAGGGACGTTTAATTATTCAAATGGTTGCTTATATGGCAGACGAAACAAAAGCCCCGCAAATCGAAAATCCCGAAAAAATAACGGCAAAAGATTTGGCGGAAATGGTAAAACAGATGCGGCACAACCAACGACGTTGCCAACGGAACCCAACCCCGGAGAAATTGGCAACGTTGGAAAGTTGGGAACGCAAAGTTGATGCGGTTGTTGCTGTATTGACCGATACCCAAATGAAATTGTTTTGATATGGACGAAATGGATTATATCTATTTAGGCGACCGATTGACCCGCCCGGAATTGCGACGTATGCCGTGCCGGGCGGTTCGTCGTTCTAATGGTAAATGTATTCGGGGACGCAATGGTAATATGTTAGTTGAGTTTCCCGGAATTGGTAAGGTTGTTATTTTGGGTCGATTATTGCGAAAACTCAAAAAATAAAAGATAAAAGTTTTGGTAATTAAAATATTTCCCGTATTTTTGTGGCATGAAATAACAACGACCGGGCGTTTTCCCGGAACAAAAATACAAGAATATGGATACAATAGAAACAGCCCAAAGGACGAAAACAGCGTATTTTATCGAATATGTTTACCCGGTTGACGCATACGGGAAACAATCATTTTACTTTCAATTGGTACGAACCAAAGATTGTGCGATATTGTACGCCAATGAGAATATAAACAACGTTTTTATTGCGTGTTGGAAAATGGATATTTCACATAAAGACGTAACGATATGGTAACGGATGAATTGGGAGCCGTTCGCCATGCAATGACGGCAAAAGAGTTGGACGACTTGTATAAGCGTTTGGAAAACTTTATTGCCGATTGCACCCGGTCGGAGGTTGACGCCAACCGGGATGCGATTAACAAGGTGCAAAGTATGATACACCAAAGAATGAGATTAACAAAAAAATAAGTAGTAACCGCCGGGGGGAAACCCCGGCATAAAAAGAGCGATAAAATGATTATTAAAAAGTTAGAATTGTCGAATTTCCAAGTAATTAAGGAGTTCAACGCAGATTTTGAGGGTAATGTATATTTCATTACCGGGGACAATGAGTTAGGAAAATCCACGCTATTAAAGGCAATCGGGGCGTTATTGACCGGGAACCGGGACGCCGTGTTGCGCAATGGCGAGGAAAAAGGGTTTGCAAAAATGGTTGTAGGCGACGACGGCGAGGAATACGACGTTGAATTGCGATTTACCAAAGCCAACCCACGGGGTACGTTATCAATCAAACAGAAAACAACCGGGATGCGGTCGGATAACGTAAGTATGTTGCAAAAGGTTTTCGGATATACCGATTTTGACGCCGTGGAGTTTTCCCGTTGGTCAGAAACCGCCGAGGGTCGCCGCAAGCAAGTTGAGTACGTGCGGGCGTTGTTGCCGGAAAATGTGCAAAAGCGTATCGCCGAGATTGACGCCGAGGTTACGACCGTTAAGGACAAACGCAAAGAGGCAAACGCCGAGGTTAAGACATATACGACCATTTGCGCCGCCGCCGAAAAACAGTTGAAACCGGGCGATACCAAAACGTATGCCGAGAAAATCGACATTGCCGATTTAATGGAGGAACAAAACGAGAACGCCCGGTTGATTGAAAAAGCAAAAACCGTGCGTACCGCTTTACAGACCCGGACGGAACAATTGGACGCAATACCGGAACGTATTAAAGCCGCCGAGGAAACAAAGAAAGCCGAAATTGCCGCCGCCGATAAAGCCGCCGCCGATGCGCAAGCGGAATACGACCGGATTGTTGCCGAGGCAAAAAAAGCATTGGAAGCCGCAAAGAAACAGAGCAAAACCGATGCGAAAGCCGCCGCCGACAAATACGACGAAACGTTGGCGCAAATTGAAACCGACAAAGCCGATTACGAAACCCGTAAGAACAACGCCGCCGCATGGTTGGCGAAATACGAGGAAAACAACCCGGAGAATTTGGATACAGCCGAACGCCTCAAACAAGCCGAGGAACACAACAAAATAAATGCGTTGGTTGTGGACTATATGGCAAAGAAAAAGCAAAAGGACGCCGCCGAAAAGGTCGCCCAAACTCACGAAAAAAAGTTGTTGGATTTACTCAAAGAACGGGAAACCCTTATTGCAAAATCGGAATTGCCGATTGCCGGGTTGACATTCACGGACGACGGGTTGGAATTAAACGGCGTGCCGTTTGTTGCCGGGAAAGTATCGGATAGTCAAATTATGGAGGTTGCCGCAAAACTTATCATTGCAAGCAATCCGACCGTTAAAGTATTCCGCATTGCGAGGGGCGAAAGTTTGGGCGCAAAACGTCTGCAATCCCTTATCGAATTAGCCCGTAAAGAGGGTTATCAAGGCTTTATTGAGGAAGTCAAACGAGGACAGGACGATTTAATTATTGAGGAATACAGCGAAAACGAATAATCAACCGGGGGCGGGTTCCCGTCCCCCTTAATACAACAATAACAATGGCATATACATTGAACGAAAATTTGAAGCGTTGGGCGGAACAATACGAAACCGCCGAGTTCGTAAAAAACGACCCGGTACAAATTCCACGCCGTTACGATAGTCGGGTAAATATTGAAATATCCGCTTTTGTTACGGCGTGGATTGCATGGGGCAACCGCAAACAGATAATCAAAAAGGCGGATTTTATCGACCGGGAAATTTTCCACGGTGCGCCATATCATTACATTGTCGGAACCGATACACAGGGAGCCGCCCCGGAATGGCGACAATATAAAGACAGCCCCGAAAGTTTTTACCGAACGTTTACGTTTGCCGATTTCCACGACCTTTGCGCCCGGTTGTATGATGTGTACACGTCGGCGGAAAGTATGGAGGCGGCAATAAAGAAAACCCACGAAACAAACGGCGAAACTGCATTGTCAACGTTACAATCGTTATTCGGTTCCGTTAACGGTATCCCGGATTTTGAAACCCAATCAGCGTGCAAACGGTTGTGTCTGTTTTTGCGTTGGATGTGCCGCAAGGGTTCCCCGGTTGACTTTGGATTGTGGGACGTATGCGAACCCCGTAATTTGATTATTCCGTTGGATACCCACGTACATAAACAGGCAATCCGATTGGGATTAACAACACGCCGGACGCCGGATTTGCGCACCGCAATTGAGATAACCGACCGTTTCGCCGAGATATTCCCGGACGACCCAACCAAAGGGGATTTTGCATTGTTCGGGTATGGCGTCAATAAAGGAACCGCCGCCGGGATAAATGACATTACCGAGGCAACAAAGAAATTGACCGAGGCGACGAAAAAGGGAACCAAAGCCCAAAAGAAAGTCAACGAAGCAATCGCCGCCGCCGTTCCGGTTGCGGATTTGAGTATTGCGGACGTTCTGAAAATGCCGTTGTTCTTTGATAATGTGAAAGCCCAATTAACGAGCCTTTGGAACGACCGGGAAACCGCCCGTAAGAAAGCCGCAAAAGTTAATGAACGTTTGAAAGCGCACGTTATCGACCGGATGCACAACGCCGGGGATTGGGAGCCGGGCAAATTCATTGTAATTTTTGCAACGGTTTTGGATAAGGTCGCAACCGGGTATTCGTCCAACGAACGGGAATTTATCCGGGCGGTTGGAATGACAGCGTTTAATATTACCATGCAAAAGTTAATTGACGATGAAAAAAAGAGAGATAACAGCAACGGGAACGATAAACAATAACGGCGGGTTAGCAATGTACATGGGGGAATTAAACGAGTTTTTCAAGGGTTGGAAAGGTTCCCGCATTATTGCCCGGTTCATTGTTGCGTCGCCCGGTTCGTCCGAGGCTTTGAAAGGGTATTATTTCAATTACGTTGTCCCGACGTTTAAGCACGCAATTTGGGAGGCGGGCGAACGTCTTACGGAGGAACAAACAGAACGCCGATTGCGTGAGTTGTCCCCGGTTATGTATGAGCAAACCCCGGATATTAACACCGGGAAATATGAAACCAGATTGCGTACAATTGCAGAGTTAAGCAATGCTGAATTAATAGAACATATCGAATTTTTAAAACAACTTGCAAGTGAAGAATATTATTTGTATATTGCAGACCCAAATGAAATTTGATTATGGAAAATGAAATATGGAAAGAAATACCCGGATATGAAGGGTTGTATGAGGTTAGTAATTACGGGCAAATTAGGTCTATTAAAAGATTAGAAAAATGCGGTAATAAAACAAGAATACGAAAAGAACGTATTTTGAAACAATCATTAAGGCGTGGTTATTTGTTTGTATCATTATGTAAAAATGGGGAAAAAGAAAATGTTGTAATACATAGAATTGTAGCATTATTATTTATTCCTAACCCAAATAATATGCCGGAAGTAGACCATATTGATGGTAATAAAATTAATAATAAAGTCAGTAATTTACGATGGGTAACAGCAAAACAAAATAGCAATAATTTAAAAGCCCCCAATACGTATATTGGTAAAAAACTAAATAAAGGAGGCAAGGCAGTTTTGCAATTTGATTTATCGGGTAACTTTATAAAAGAATGGGTTACAGCAATGGAAGTTGAAAGAAGTTTAGGTTTTAGACGTAGTTCTATAAGTAATTGTTGTAATGGCGTTTTGAAAACAGCATTTGGTTTTAAATGGAAATATAAATGATATGTTTTGCAAGTGTAACGGAAAACGTAAGAATTACCCGTTGGCGGGTTGGCGGATTATCCGCCACGAATACACGCCAAAGCATTACAGCCGGATAAAGTGTTTGCGGTGCGGGTGCGTTTGGATTACACGG